CAGGTAAGGCCGGAGATGGACTTCCAGGTATCGACGGAACGGGCCGTAAGAGCCCTGGAAACTCGGAAGAAGGCGGTCATCTCATCGGTCAATCGAACCGTGTCGGACAAGATAAGAGACGTGGTGGCAGAAGGCATCGAGAGGGGCGATACCATCAGGCAGATAGCAAAGAATATCAGGAATATCGGTGCTGCCCTTGCATCTGTTAACGCGGAGCGGATAGCAAGGACGGAAAAGCTTTGGGCGTGGAACGCCGGAGCGGTTGAAGGATATAAACAAAGCAGATGGATTAAGAAGAAAATCTGGCTATCTACGAACGACGACAGGACGTGTCAGTATTGCCCGCAATTGGACGGCAAGGTAATCGAGATAGATTCCAACTATTTCGACAAGGGTTCGGAGTTCCCAGGCGGCGGATTGACTTTCGATTTTGCCGATGTTGGCCATCCGCCTCTCCACGTCAACTGCCGTTGCGCCATCGCAGCGGTTATCGAAGAGGCAGGTTGAAAATGATGTACCAATATAAAAACAAGATGGAGACCGGCAGGAAAAACAAGAAAGCTAAAAAGGCCAAAAAGGACAAAGAGGGAAAGGAAAAATGGAACTTAAATACAAGCAATACAAAACGTCGACCGAAATAGACGATGCCGAGCGAACGGTAACGGCGGTAATAAGCACCTCCAGCGTTGACAGGGACAGGGAGGTCTTACTTGCCGACGGCGCGGATTTCGAGGCTTACCTTAAGAACCCCGTTGTTCTCTGGGCACACCAGCATTACGACTTGCCGATTGGCCGGACATTGTGGATAAAGGCGACCAAGAACAAGATAACGGCCAAGGCACAGTTCGCCAAAACACCGATGGCCGAGCAGATATACCAGATGTACAAGGATGGCTACTTGTCGGCCTTCTCGGTAGGCTTCAACCCGATAAGCTGGCGCGAGCCTACCGAGCAGGAAAGGCGGCGCAGCGGATGGGCTGACGTAAGGACGGTTTACGATAAGTGGGAGCTTCTTGAGTTCTCGGCCGTGCCGGTACCTTCTAACCCTGAAGCCCTTGCCGTGGCGGTCAAGTCCAAGCAAATCAATCTGGATGACAAAATACTGGAAAGCCTTGGCATTGACAAGGATAGTGATGATGATGTGCGTTACGTAGCCATCCCGCAGCATAAGGCTGCGGATGAGAAAACGGTTATACCTTATCGGCAGACCCCGAAAGCGCCGGAGGATACGCCCTGGGACGGGCCGGCGGAGGTTAAGAAAGCAGATATAGACGACCTGAAAATAATGTGTGCCTGGTACGATGCGGAGAACCCCGACATCAAGTCGAGCTACAAGCTGCCGCATCACAAGGCCGGCGGTTCCCATCCGGTAGTCTGGAACGGCGTGCGTGCGGCTATGGCTGCATTACTCGGCGCCCGTGGCGGAGTGGACATACCGTCGTCCGACAGGCGCGGCGTGTACAACCATCTTGTCAAGCATTACAAGGAATTTGACAAAGAACCTCCGGAATTTAAGGATGCCTTTGACGTGCAGCCGAAGGTTATTTCCGTCAGGCCGGCCCCGATGAAGGTCAGGCCCGTTATCGACTTGTCCGCCTGCATTGAGCGGGTGAAGTTACGCGCGAAAGGAGTTGTGTTTGAGCCGGAGCAATCAGCCTGAATCGTCCGGTGGAGGTATCAGGGCCGTGGGCCTGGAGATGCCAGCCGGCGCCAGGTGGAGATTGCAGGCTATAAGGGACGTAATTGAGTAAAAGAGTATTTAGGGAGTTGAAAAGATGGATACAACGATAAGACTCTTGCAGGAATGGAAGAACGGCGATACCGTCTGGCCCGAAGGTCAACTGCTCAACATATCCGAGCAGGACGCCGAGCAACTGGTCAAGGCGGGTATTGCCGAGATATACGAGCCTAAAAAGGGCGATATGCTCTCGGTCAGCCCAGTCGGTGGGAATATGACCGAGGAACAGCTTGAAAAGCTCATCGAGAAGCATTTCAAGACACAAGCTGACAACCGCAAGAAAGCGATATCAGTTGACAACGATGAATTTGCAAAAAAGGCAGGTTTTGTCTCTTTTGCGGAGTTCGCAAGGGACGTTTATAGGGCTTATGCAGGCCGGCAGGTCTCCGAGAAGCTCTCTCGCTGGGATAAGTATTGCAAGTCCCAGGGGTTGAGCGAAAGCGTCGGTTCAGATGGCGGATACCTTGTCCCGCCGGAGTTCAGCAACACGCTGCTCTCCAATGCCTTGGAGGCATCAATCGTCCAGCCGAGGGCAATGGTGATACCGATGTCCTCGAACACAATCAAGATACCGATTGTCCAGGATACTTCGCACGCATCCTCGGTTTACGGCGGCATCGTCATCTACCGGCCTGAAGAGGGTGGCCAGAAGACCAAGTCCAAGCCCAGGTTCGGGCAGGTTGAATTGACCCTTCACAAGCTCGTTGGTCTATGCTATGCGACAGATGAGCTTCTGGATGATTCACCTATATCGCTTGAGCCGCTGCTGACCCGCATGTTCTCGGATGCGATAGCCTGGCAGATGGACGAGGACTTCATTAACGGCACCGGTGCGGGCCAGGCTCTTGGCGTGCTCAATTCACCTTGCCTTGTCACCGTCGCCAAGGAAAGCGGACAATCTGCCGATACAATCGTAACCGAGAATATCGTTAAGATGTGGTCTCGGATGTATCCAAGGTGTCACGGCAAGGCGGTATGGCTTGCCAACCCCGATACATTCCCGCAACTGGCAACGCTTTCTATAACGGTAAGTTCTGGCGGTTCTGTTGTCGGTCTTATTAAAGAGGGTGTTGCTGGAGGTGCTCCTCTTACCTTGCTGGGTCGTCCGCTGATACTTACCGAGCATTGCCAGACCGTTGGAGATAAAGGCGATATTCTGTTATGTGATTTCTCGGAGTACCTGGTTGCCCAGAAGGCCGGTCAGGCTCTCAAGGTCGATACCAGTATCCACCTGCGGTTCGATTACGATGAGACGGCATTCCGATTCGTGATGCGGTACGATGGGCAACCCTGGTGGCCGGCGGCTTTGACGCCGAAGCACGGCAGTAACACTTTGTCTCCATTCGTTGCATTGGCAGCTCGGACTTAATCGGAGATAGGCAACCGGATTTTGATTGCTTGATGGGTATATAGATTTAAGGAGATAAAAAGATGTCGGAATTACTTGTACAGGATTGCAAGATTGTACAGGGCCTTGCTCCTTGCACTCCGAGCAGCTCTACGCCGGATTATGTGTCGCTCAAGGGCTGGGACCACCTGACGGTAATTATAAGCTGCGACAACGCCACGTCGGTGACCGGCTCTGATATTACGCTTAAGCAGGCGACGGATGTATCCGGCTCCAACGAAAAGGCCCTTGCTTTCAGCAAGTACTGGGCCAATACCGATACGGCTTCAGGTGACACCCTGACCGAGACGGCGGCATCGAGCAATACATTTACAACCGACGATACCGACAACAAGAACCTGCTCTATGTCATCGAGGTTGATGCCGACACCCTCGATACCGAGAACGGCTTCGACTGCGTACGGGCAGGCACTGGGAATGCCTCCAACACGGTCATCGACGTTGTCTATGTCTTGAGCCGTGGCCGGTATGCATCCGCCGAATCCAGGAGTGCAATAGCCGATTAACGAACAGTTCGGGCCTCCTACCGCTCGGCCCTTCGGGGCCGGGCGGCTGGGGACTTAAACGGAAATGGCGAATGATGGATCATAAATGCCTTATCGATCTGATTGGGAAATAAAATGAGTCTAATAAGGACTGTGATACCTGACTTGTTCGCCCTTAAAAGTAAGGGCTGGCAGAGCGCCAATGCACTTGCCATCACGCCCGAACAGAGCCTTGAGGATGCTTATAACTGGCTGAAATCGTCGGACCGCGACGGCGATATGGGCGCTCTGTCGGCAACGAATCGTCGCACACTGCTCCTGATGCCAGGCAAATACACTGTAAGCGGTCTGACGCTCGATACGGACTACGTTGATCTGGTCAACCCTTCAGGTAATCCGGCTGATGTGTGCATCACGCGAGGCACGGGAGGCGCAACTGTTACACAGACCTGCAACTGCATTTGCTTGTTTGGTTTGACAATCGAGAACACAGGTTCCTCGGAAGGCGATCACGGCTTCGTTATAAACGCTATGGACAACGCCAATAGCCGCTACTATTTCCTGCGCTTCTGCCAGGATAACGCCTCAACCGTTGTGTATCCGGTTTACGGCTTAAGCGACCTAGGCGGCGAGTGGTGCTTCGTCGAGGCAGGGGATTTCTCCTTCAGGGTCGCAGCAGACAAGAAGTTCAAGGCAACGATGTTCTACGTCACGTGCGGCAGATGCAGCATAGCCGGCGACGCGCCCGGCGCAAGTATGGAAGGCGCAACGTTGCGCTTTGTATCGGCGGGCGATTTTTCCTTCGGCGGTTGTGCTGCTGCGGGCGTGCCTATAAAAGAAGATTGCCTGCTGGAGTTCTGCTCAGCGGGTAATAAAAGCTATGCAATGGGCAGTGAGTTCGCGGGCACTGCACGGTTCTGCACGGGTGGAAAACATTGCTTCGCTGGTTATGCCGGTAGTGGCATGAACTATGGAACCTTCTGCGGTCTGGCTGAATACTGCACGACTGATGGCGGCAACAGTTTCGGGATGGGCAATAGCAACTGTGTTTTGTCCGGCCAAATACGGCATTGTCGCAATGGCACGATGGACGATTGGGCAACGGGCCAGACAAGGGCCGCAGCGACCACACTGACGGATAACAGCGCCGAAGCCACATTGACTACGAATCTGCCAGGCGACAATAATGATCTGACGTATACGGCCAGAATGAAAGGTCGTTACGGCAATACGATTAGCGTAGAATACTGGACGCGGGAGATACCGCCATCGACGACGGTTACGGTTGAGAATGAAACTGAGATTCGGGTAGGTTTTCCTTCAGGTAATCCGCCGACGGCCGCCCAGGTGAAATCTGCAATTGAGGCATATCAGCAAGCAAATGATCTTGTCTCCGTTGCCTATGCAGACGGCAATGACGGAACCGGGACGGTTACGGCTATGGCACAAACCTATCTGAGCGGCGGCATTGATCCACCGCTTTTTGAGTTTTCACATCCTGCTGGGGCGATAGCAACTACGTCCGACCGCACCGTTTATTCCGTTGATAACGGCGCAACTTACACCAATACAGGTGCGACCGGGCCGGTCGTATTTACCCTGCCTCCGGCCCGCAAGCACTTGCGCTATACCTTTGTTAAAACCGTTCAGCAGGATATTACCATCACTCGTGGCGGAACCGATACGATAGATGGTGGAACTTCTGTGGCAAATACCACCGCCGAGACGGGCAAGCAGATAACGCTCGCCTGTTTCGAGGACGGCAAATGGATTACTCTGCACAAAACTGGCACGTGGGCATAAAAAAATGGCAAACGAGCTAAAGATAGCATATGAGTCGGGCTTAACGCTTTACGCGATTATTCGCAATTCGTCCGGCCAAGTCTGGTATCCAACTGGCCAGGCATTCGAGGACTGGGGCGGCGGTGCCGGTCGGGATATGTCGGATTATGCGATAAGTTTAACCGACAAATCCGGCAGTTTCTATATCGGTGATTTTGACTCCAATATAGGTGCAGGCCGTTATATCTTGCAGGCTTTTGTTCAGGCCGGCGATACGCCATCCGACGATGATAACTGTATCGGGAGTGCGGAGATAACCTGGAACGGTAGCTCCGAGGAATACATTATCGACAATAACGGTCGTGTTGATGTTGGTGCCTGGCTCGGCTCGGATGTGACAAAGGATGCTAACAACTTGCCAAACGTCAACGCCAAGGCCATCTCTGCCAGCACGGCCGCCGCTGATAACGTAGAGGCCAACATCAGCAACCTCGACGAACCTAATTCCCTGTTACTTGCCGGAATCTATAACATAGGTATCGCAGCAGCCAGCGCCGCAGAAGTCGCTACAGGGCGCCTTATTACTAACGGTACAGAAAGCGGTTCTTATACGGATACTTATTCTCTCGACGAGACCTATCACGTCATAACTGCTTCGGGTGGTGAAATTGATTTCTACTACGAGTTTGGCCTGGGCGATGATGCCGTCCCCGTGGAATTGCACGTCAAAGGCCGCTTGCATGAGGGTAGTGTACCTGGAGGCAATGATTCTGTAGGTCTCTATGCCTACAACTGGAATACGAGTACGTGGGAGCGTATGATTCCTCCGTTAGGCGACTTCACAGGCGTGGCTAACAGCGACAGTACAGATGACGAGGTGCGTCTTGTAACGCTGTTCTCAAGGCACAAAGACTCCTCGACCGGCAAAGTTCGCGTGCGCTTCTATGGTACGTCTCTGGAAACTGGCACGGCACTTTATATTGACCAGATATATCTCACGTACACTGCAGTGTTGAGCTATAACGGCGTAGCCAGTTCTATCCTCGCGAACGCTGATAATAAGCTCCAGACAGACAGTAACGGGTATGCTTTAGCGGATGCGGTTAAGATTTCGGGGAGCGCTAACGCAGCGGATAGTGTCGAAGCTAACATCAGCAATCTTGACGCTAAAATATCAAGCCGGAGTTCGCATTCGGCAGCGGATGTTTGGAATGTGGAAACACGAAGTCTAACTGATAAAGATGACTTCAATCTTGCTTCTGACCAATCCACTGTTACTATCGGTACTGTTAATGCTCTTGGTACACAAGCCAAATCAGATGTTAACATCGAGTGTCAATCGGCACTTAATAGCTACGACCCGCCAACCAAGGCGGAAATGGATGCAGCTTTCGCCGGTTTGAATGATATATCGGCAGATGATGTCTGGAATGCCGACACAAGAACGCTAACAGCGGCGACGAATATAACGAGTGACGGCAACACCATCGACCAGAACAAGATTGCCAACCTCGATGCAGCCGTATCCAGCAGGAGCAGTCACTCAGCCGAGGATGTCTGGGACGCAGACGAGCGAACATTAACCAGCTTCGGAACGCTGGTGCAAGAAATCTGGGAATATGGTACACGCACATTGACTTCCTTCGGGGCACTGGCCCAAGATGTATGGGATTACTTGACGTCCAGCATTACAACGGATGGTTCCATCGGCAAGCTCCTAAAAGACAATATCGACGCGACAATATCTTCGCGAGCTGCCGAGTCGGGCGGCAACATAGAGGATATAAAAACCAAGACTGACCAGCTTAATTTTGTTGACGGTGACGTAAAGGCAACCCTCGACGGAGAAGAGGTGTCACTGTCATCGGCGACTGAAACGCAAATTGACAACATCGATACCCGCACAAATCGTGTGGATGGCCTGATTGAAAATGTCAACGGCGATAGGTTTACAGCCAAGGCATTGGAGCAGGCACCTACGGGAGCTGGAGCATCGCAACAGATGATAAGAGATGCAATGCTATTAGCACCAAGTGAAGGCACAGAGCCGGCGGAAGGTTCTATTGATAAGCACTTGGATGACATTGAAGCATCAGGTACGGGAGCGCCAAGGATTGAATAAAGATATTTGGAGCGAATAAATGGCTTGTCCAAGTCAGGCAATTTTAGGCAAGGAATTGACTTTTACCTTGCAGGCATATAACGCCAGCGGTCAGCCGGTCGATTGCGACAGCTTGCCGACCTATCGGATATACGAGGATGAAACCGGTACGCCTATTTTGACCGGCACAATGGCCAAGCTTGACGACGATAATACAACCGGCTTTTATAGCGAAACGATTGAGGTAACATCGGCCAATGGATTCGAGCTTTTCGAGAGTTATACAATCCGGTATTCGGCGACCATCAACGGCGTTGCGGTAAGCCACGTGGACAGCTTTAACGTCGTTACTTCCTCGGCTGCTGTAACAGCTACGACCGGCGCCCTTACGACGCTTGCCAACTACAAGGCTTACGCAGGTATAACATCCAGCGACGACGACAGCCTTATAACTGCGCTGATTGCCCGGGCCACGTCGGCAATCCAGGCTTACTGCGACCGGAACTTAATATCGGATACGTACAGGGACATATACGACGGCAACGGCGAGACAGAGCTATTCCTGGAGCAGGTACCGGTAACGGATATCCAGATGCTTGCTACCGACAGGGTGGACGTTGTACGCATCACCAATACGAGCTCGGACGCCTGGAATGCATATATCAAGGTTGCCGAGTCCGGCGCGGACTCCGTGTCATTGTCCTGCATAATACAGGGCGGCTCCAACGACGGGACGGATACAATCAGCTTTTCAAGTCGAGGGACGCATACCATCTCGTCCCTTGTTACTGCCATCAACAACCTTGCCAAGGGCTGGAGCGCAGAGCTGCTACTGGATGCCTACGGCTCTTACGATGCGATGGAGCTACTGGCCCTGAAGGGCCTGTCTTGCCTTAACCAGTATGCATACTTGCAGGTACCTATCGAAGTACAGGACGACTTTGATTACGACAGTGACA